ACCGAGAAGATCTTGGACGGCGTGGTCGAGGATGACACGTATTTCGGGATCATCTATACGCTGGATGAGGATGACGACTGGGAGGATGAGGCGGTCTGGATCAAGGCCAACCCGAACCTGGGCGTGTCCAAGAAACTCGACGACATGCAGCGGGCGGCGGCGCGGGCGAAGGAAATGCCGTCGCAGTTGAACGCCTTCCTGCGCCTCCATCTCGACATCTGGACCCAGTCCGAGACCAAGTGGATTCCCTTTGACCACTGGAACGCCTGCGGGAAAGCGGTCGACGCGGACGGCCTGCGCGGCCGGTCATGCTATGGCGGCCTCGACCTGTCGAGTAACATCGATGTCAGCGCGTATCTGATGGTGTTCCCGCCGCTGGCGGATGGTGACGACTTTCAGATTCTCTGCCGGTTCTGGATCCCGGAAGAGGCGATGGTAGAGCGCAGTCACCGCGACCGGGTGCCCTACGATGTCTGGGTGCGCCAGGGTTACATCACGGCGACGCCGGGCAACGTCATCGACTACGCCTGGATCCTGCATCAGATTGATGAGGACATGCAGACCTATGACGTGCGCGAAATAGCATTCGACCGGTGGGGAGCGACCAAGATCCAGACGGAGCTCGCGGATCGCGGTGGTGAGGACTTTATGGTCCAGTTCGGGCAGGGGTTTGTCAGCATGAGCCCGCCGATGAAAGAGTTGGAGAGGCTGATCCTGGAGCACAAATTAGCGCATGGCAACAACCCGGTGCTCACCTGGATGGCCAACAACCTGGTGGCCCGCCAGGATCCGGCCGGCAACATCAAGCCGGACAAGGAAAAGTCAATCGAGCGCATCGACGGCATGGTGTCGCTCATCATGGGGCTCGACAGGGCCCTGCGGCACGAGCCGCGCAAAAAGTCGGTCTATGAGGACCGGGGACTGATGACGATTTGATGAATACGCAGTATTCAGGAGGCTGAGATGGCAGACATTCTGCGAGAGGTGTTCGGTGTTTTTCAGAAACGCTACAAGGATCAGGGCGACGGCTCGCACGCTGAGGTCGTCGACGCCGGCGTGGGGCCCGGTGACGCTTGTGTCGAGGTCACGCCCAGCGACGTGGCGGACATCGCCGGCGGGCCCGTGCGGGCGCTGTACGTCGGCACGGGCGGCGACGTGACGATCCACGATGGCGATGGCAACGAGATCGAGTTCGCCAACGTGCCGGCCGGAACCATCCTGCCGGTCAAGACCCGCCGGGTGATGAATACCGGCACGGATGCCAGCGACATCGTGGGGATTTTCTAACGATGGGCCTATTTGACGGCGGCTGGCCAGTGCTGCGGCGTGTGATCGTCAACACCAAGAGCGGCCGGGCATTTCGCGGGGTGCTGTTCCGCCGGCGGCGGCAGTATCTGTTGCTCCGCAATGCCGAGCTGCTGAAACCGGGCGGCGAGACGGCCGCGCTGGATGGTGAGGTCCTGGTGCCGGCCGAGAACATTGATTTCGTGCAGGCGGTGTAAGATGGCAATTGTGCAGAGCGCAGGGCGCATTTTGACAGACGAGAGCTACCGCAATTGGTATCCGACCACGCTGCGCAGCGTCCGGCTCTACGACAATTTCGTCTTTGACTACGCGGCCCTCTATCGCCTGCAGCCCAACGTGCGCGTCTGCGTCGATTTCCTGGCCAGGAACATCGCTCAGCTGGGCCTGCATGTGTTCCGGCGCGTCGATGATAGCGATCGCGAGCGGCTGCGCGATCACCCGCTGGCGCAGCTCATCAAACAGCCGTTGCCGGCCGAGTTCAAGGTGACCCGCTACCGGCTGATCGAGTCGCTGGTGGCCGACCTGGGGATCTATTTCAACGCCTTCTGGCTCAAGCTGCGCATCGATGACCGGCCGTTGCGGCTGCTGCGCCTGCCGCCGGAACTGGTGGAGGTGCACGGCGGCCTGGTGCCGACCTCGTACCGGCTGACCACGAGCAGCGGTGAGCCGAAAACATATCGGCCTGACCAGATCGTGCATTTCCGCGGCCACAACTCGGAGAGCTCTATCAAGGGTCTCTCGCCACTGGAGACGCTGCGCCGGATCCTGGCGGAGGAGCACGCGGCCGGCGACTATCGTGAGAATTTCTGGCGCAATGCAGCGCGGATGGGCGGGTTGCTCGAACGGCCGGCTGGCGCACCCGAGTGGTCAGAGACGGCCCGTGAGCGGTTCAGGAGCGAGTTCAAGGCGCTCTATTCTGGCGGCGAGAACAGTGGCGAGACGGCGATCCTGGAAGAGGGGATGACCTGGAAGCCGATGACGTTCAACGCGCAGGAATCTGAATACCTGGCCGGCCGGCGACTTACACGCGAAGAGGTCGCACGCGCCTACCATATTCCGCCGCCGATGGTTGGGATCCTCGATCACGCCACATTTTCGAATATCACCGAACAGACCAAAATGCTCTATCGGGACACCCTGGGCCCCTGGCTGGCGATGGTCGAGGCCGATATCGAGCTGCAGCTGCTACCCGAGTTCGAGGATAGCAATGCCGTCTACGTGGAGTTCAACATCAACGAGAAATTGCAGGGCTCGTTCGAGGAACAGGTCAAGAGCCTGCAGAGCGCGGTCGGCCGGCCCTGGATGACGCCAGACGAAGCGCGGGCCCGGCTGAACCTGCCGGCGATCGGCGGGGACGCTGAGCTCCTGGCCACGCCGCTGAATGTGCTCATTGGTGGCCAGGCATCGCCACGGGACAGCGCTCCGCTGAAAGCCACGGCACGTCCCGTGCCTAACGGGAAGGCCAAAGGGGAAGGCGAGATCGATCCAACCCAGCCCGAGCTCCGGAAGCGGCACATCGAACGGTGGTCGCAGTTGCTGGCCAGGACATTCGAGCGCCAGCGGGCGGCCGTGATGAGCAAGGTTGGCGACAAATCCGCCAAGAATCTACCCGAGATCAATGTCCTATGGGACTTTGAACGCTGGAATGACGAGTTGGCGACTGACCTATTCGCGCTCAGTCAGATGACCGCGTTCGAGTTTGGCCGCTACGTGACCGAGCAATTGGGTGATGAGTTCAGCGAGGAGCGGATGCTGGAATGGCTGATGGAGAGCTCACGCATCGCGGCCGAAAACACCAACCTGACGACAATGCGAGAGCTGGAAGAGGCGCTGTTGGACACGAGCCCGCTGGATGCAATCAAGCGTGTATTCACGTTGGCGATCGGCGTGCGGGTTGCATCGCTGGCGCTGAGGTGGGTGACCGGCTATGCCAATTTTGGAGCCTACGAGGGAGCCCGCCAGGGCGGCATGACGAGCAAGACATGGCAGGTCAACTCGAAAAACCCGCGTGCGACCCACTCCGCGCTGGATGGGGTGACGGTCGGGATCCGGGAGACGTTCGCCAACGGCCTACGCTGGCCTGGCGATTCGCGCGGTCCGGTGGAAGAGGTGGCGGACTGCCAGTGTTCTGTGAGGTTTGGACGATGAAAACAACCTGGATTGTCTGCGGTCGGTGCGGGCGCAAGACCGCTTTCTGGACGCTCTGCCAGGGCAAACGCATCTGCCAGAGTTGCTACAACAAATTGAGGAGCAAACGATGAAAACCAAGACATTCAAAGCGACACTCGAAATCAAGGGCGACGGTGAATCCGGTGAGGTGGAGGCCGTCTTTGCGACGCTGAACGTGATCGACCACGATGGCGACGTCGCGCTGCCGGGCGCGTTCGGCTCCCAGCGCGTGGTCATCGAACCGTGGAACCACAACTATCAGGCGCCGCCGGTCGGCAAGGGCGTCATTGTGGAGGAGGGTGACGAGGCGCGTCTGAAGGGCCGCTTTTTCACCGACACGGCGGGCGGAGCTGAGCACTATCGGGTCGTCAAAAACCTGGAGGACCAACAGGAATGGTCCTATACGTTCCAGGTCCTGGACGGTGACCCGGGCAAGTTCGACGGCCGGGACGTCTATTTTTTGAAACGGCTTGAGGTGATCGGCGTGGGACCGGTCACCAGGGGCGCGGGGATCGCGACCCGTACTGTAACAATCAAACGCGCCGGGAACGGTGCGAGCGATGACGCGACGGAGACTGAAGGCCAGACCGGGAACGGTGAGCCGAGCGGACCTCCACCGCGAGTTTTATTGGCAGAGATCGACATTCAACTATTGGAGGAATGAGATGGACCTGAAAGAAAAGATGCAGAAGGCGCTGCTGAACGCACGGGCCATCTGCGAGAAGGCAGAAGAGGAAGAGCGCGACTTCACTCCGGAGGAGCGCAATCAGATCGAAGGCTGGATGAAAGAGGCCGGCGATCTGAAGGAAAAGATTCGGGCGGCCGAGGGCGACGCCAAGCTTCGCCAGGCGGTTCTGGATCTGAACGCCGATATCGAGCTCCTGGACGGCAAGCAGCGCGGCGGCGATGGCCAGCCGGCGGCTCAGCCCGGCAAGGGCAAGACGATCGGTGAGGCATTCGTCAACAGCCCGCAGTTCTCAGGCTGGATGAAGAGCATCGGCGGCCGGCTCTCTGACGAGGCGCGCGGCGTCAATTCGCCACCGGTCGAGTTCAAGGGACTCATCGATGGCGTGATGCGGCGCAAAGAGCTGATCACCGGCGAGTCGGACACGAGCGCGGGCGCGTTCGTGCGCCCCGACTACACCGGGATCTACGAGGCGATCGGCCGCTATCCTCTGAGCGTGCTCGATCTGGTCCGGCGCCAGCCGACGTCCAGCGACCTGGTCCACTGGGTACGTGAGACGCGGCAGGTCCAGGAAGCCGAGCCGACTCCGGAAGCTAACGTGACCACGTTCAAGGGGGCGACCGGTGAGATCAGCGGCGTCAAGCCGGAAGGGACCATGCGGTTCGAGCCCGTGACTGAGCCGGTCAGTTCGATCCCGGTGTGGATCCCGGTCAGCACGCGGGCGCTGGCGGATGCGCCGATGATCCGCGCGTTGATCGACGACAGCCTCCGGGGCGATGTCCACGAGGAGCTGGAGAACCAGATCCTCAACGGCGATGGCATTGGGGAGAACTTTACCGGGATCCTCAACACCGCCGGCATTCTGGCGCAGGCGTTCGATACGGACATGCTGATCACGTGCCGCCGGGCGATCACCAGCGTCCAATGGACCGGCCGCGCTCGCCCGAACGGATGGGTGTTCAACCCGTTCGACTGGGAGAATATCGAGCTGCTGCGTGACGACGGTGGTCGCTTCTACTGGGGTGGGCCGCTCACAATGGGCCGATCGGTCCTGTGGCAGGTGCCGGTGAGTACAAGCGTGCTCGTGCCCCAGGGCACCGCGCTCCTGGGCGACTGGCGCAAGGCGGTGGTGTTCGACCGCCAGGCGGCGACGATCGCGGTCTCGGACAGCCACGCCGACTTCTTCATCCGCAACCTGGTCGCGATCCGCTGCGAGCTCCGGGCGGCCCTCGGGGTCATCCGGCCGCAGGGGTTCTGCGTGGTTGATCTGGAGCCCGGCAGCTAGCCGGAGGGTAATGATGGCGCCGCGTGTGAACATCGTCTGCCGGAATCACAACGATGACCGGGTCATCCCACGTTTTTCGAGATATCTCGCGAAACGCTGGGGATGGACGGTGACCGCGGCGCCATCGGGGCCTGCTGATCTAGTGTACCTGTCCGGTTACTTTGAATCGCAGATGTGCAAGACTTGGCCGGCTGTTCCCGTGGCCAGCTATTTCACCCATCGCGAGGAAGAGCCGCCGGGCAACGACAAGGCAAAGTTGTTCGACAGCGTGGCCAGGAGGGTCCAGCTGCGCATCGCGACGGCGGCGATGTACGCCGATATACTCGCGGCGCACGGGCCCACGGTCCAGATCGACGCGCCGGTCGAAAGAGACAAGTTCACGATCCCGTCCAAGCGCAACAAGCGGCCGGTCTGCGGGTTCAGCGGCTACACCTATCGCAACAAGCGCAAAGGGGAGGACCTGGTCCAAGGGATCGTGCGGGCGCCGGTGGCCAAAAAGGTCGACTGGCGGGCCAGCGGCCGCGGCTGGCCAGTGCCGACCAGGCGCTATCCCTGGCGCGAGATGCCCGGGTTCTACCAGTCGCTGGACGTGCTCGTGGTCACCAGCCGGGTCGAGGGCGTGCCCATGCCGCCGCTGGAGGCGATGGCCTGCGGCGTGAGCGTGGTCGTGCCGCAGGGAGTGGGCCTACTTGACGAGCTCCCCGACGTGCTCGGGATCCACCGCTACAAGCGCGGCGACCTGCACTCTCTGCTCGGGGCCCTGAACGCGGCGCTCAAGGCGCGCGGCGACGTTGACCGCGAAGCGTTGCGAGAGGTGACTACGCCGTATGCAGTCGAGGCATGGTGCGAGCAGCACCGGGAGGCGTTTATGGAGTTACTGGACGGCCCGGACGCCGGGCTGGAAACAGAGGACGCGGCCGACGAGGCGCCGATCGAGGTTGTCGACGACACACCCGAGCCGGAGGACCAGCACACCGAGAGCCAGCGCGGGATCTATGTGGTCGCGTTCGGGGACCCGGCCCGCAAGTGCGCGCTGCGGCTGATGACGAGCGCCAAGAAGCACATGCCGGAGATCCCGATCGCACTCTGCGCCGCCAAGAAGATCGGCCCGGAGGACGTGCTGATCGTACAGCCCGACTCGGACATCGGCGGCCGGCGCGCCAAGCTAAAGGCTTACGAGCTGGCGCCGGCCGAGTGGGCCTCGGTCCTCTACCTGGACGCCGATACGGAGGTGGTCGCCCCGATCCGGTTCTACTTTGAGCTCATTGAGGACGGCTGGGAGTTCGTGATCTGCAAAGATCCCCATCTCATGGACACGATGCATGCATTCAAGCGGCGCAACAACGCCCGCGAGCTCAGCGAGACGGCCGAGAAGGTCCACACGCTCCACACGCTGCAGTATAACGGCGGGGTGTGGGCGTTCGGGCGCAACCCGCACATCAAGCGGTTCTTTGTCCGCTGGCTGGCGGCCTGGGAAAAGTACGCCGGCCGCGACCAGGCGGCGCTGATCCGGGCGATGTACACCGAGCCGCTCAAGGTCTATCTGTTGGGCAACGAGTGGAACACGTTCCCGAAATACACCAAGGGCATCAAGACGGCCGGCCTGATGCACTATCCGGGCGATGCGCGGCGCTGGACCGGGATGATTCCCGGCCGGATCGATGGCGCGGCCGCCTGGCGGGCGGTGGAGGTCTGGGAGCGCGAGAGGAAAAACCGCGGGCGGAGTGCAAGTCGGAGACGAGGGCGATGATGGCAAAAACGATCCCCGACACCTTTGGCTTTGGCGGGCAGACACTGCCATATCTGCGCCACCCGTACAACCGGGCGGGCGAGAATATGCGCTCGGTGGAGGTGCCGATCGCGCTGTCGTTCCTGCGCGGTCGCGAATGGGATCGTATCCTCGAAATCGGAAACGTGCTAAGCCATTACGGGCGCATCGACTGGCCCGTGATAGACATCCGCGAAAAGGGTCCTGGTGTTATCAATGTGGACATCATGACCTGGCAACCAGCGGAGCCATTCGATTTGGTCCTGTCGGTCTCGACACTGGAGCATATCGGACACGGGCGCTATGCGGACCTGACGGCATCGACCACGCCGGCCGACGCGCTGACGCGGATCCGCTCCTGGCTGGCGCCGGGGGGCGAGGCGTTGCTGACTGTGCCGGTGCGGTACAACGAGCTCCTGGACCGGCAACTGGCGGAGGATGCCCTGCCGGTAGAAGAGGTGCGGTGCATGCGGCGTGTCTCTGAGCACAACGAATGGGCCGAGTGCACGCTGGCCCAGGCGATGGCCGCGAAACGGCCGGCTACGTACCGGTGGCCGGTGGGCATGGTGGCATTGTACTGCCGAAAGGATGGTCAATTGCAGACACTGAACATAGGCGCCGGCCGCCGGCCGATCAAGGGCGCAACCAATCACGACCTGCGGCTGGACGCAAACCGGCCGTGGATCACAATCGCGCACGATCTGAACGTGTTGCCGTGGCCCTGGGAAGATCAGAGCTACGATCGAATCATCGCCCGCGCAGTCCTTGAGCACCTGGACATCGACCTGGTGGCCAGCCTGAATGAGTGCTGGCGCATCTTGCGGCCGGGCGGCTACATCTACCTCAAGCTGCCGTACTGGCACAGCGAGATCTCGCACGCCGATCCCACCCACCGCTGGTTTTTCGGCCTGGGATCATTCGACCAGTTCGACCCGGACCGGCGGCGCGGCCGGGAATACGAGTTCTACACGGACCGGAACTGGAAGATTGTCAAAGGCCCCAAGCTCAACTCTGCCAAATCGTCCATCCACGTAACGATGAAGGTGCGCAAGTGAAGAAGGGAATCGTACTCCTGGGACCCGACAAGCATATCGAGGCCAAAGCGGCCAATCTCAAGCTGCCGGTCACGGTCAGCGACAAGCCGCAGCTGCCGTATGCCAAGACGCTGATCGTTGCGCCGGGCACCGGCATACCCTGGGACCTGCTCAGCGCCGGGTGGCATTTCCTGGAGAGATGGGCCGCGGCGGTGCCGCTCTGGCGCTATGGCCAGACGGCCGAGAGCGTGGGGACGGCCGCTGAGCGCAAGCGGACGAAAGCAGTGATCCGGGATCTGCGGGTCCTGTTGCACAGCCACGAGCTGCTGTTCGTCCGCGCGAATGAGGAAGGGCAAGCCTTGGTGGATGCCTGGAATGAAGAGATGGCCGGCGGCGGAGAAAAGCGGCTCGCATTTCTCAGGGCTTATTACCGGGTCAAGCCGCGCTGTTGCGTGCTGCCGATCTCGTGGTTGGCAGAGGTGCAACAGCGATCGGCTCAGGATGCGCGGACCGCAAAGCCGGTCAAACGAGCCGGGCCGCTGGTCAGTGTCGAGATCGCGCCCGGCCGGTTCGTCCGCTGCCATCCGGGTGATGAGGAGACCGTGCGCGCTCAGTACGGCCCACAGGGGAGGCGACGAGGTGGATAAGAAGAAGCTGCCCAAGGCGCGGGACAAGCTGCGCCGGCCTCAGCGCGACAAGATGAGGCTGCCCGACGCCGGGCGGGACAAGGGCAAAGAGGGAAAGAGCAATGGCTGACTTTTGCACAGTTCAGGACGTGGCTGATTTCCTGCAGGTCGATATCAACACCGTGGCCCAGATCGCGGCCGCACAGCAGGCGGTCAGCAAGGCGACGGAGGCAATCCGCACGTACTGCCACCAGTATCTGGAGCTGGTGACCGATGACACCATCACGCTCGACGGCCGCGGTGGGCGCCGCCTCCACCTACCCGAGCTGCCGGTTGTCGAGGTGCTCAGCGTGACTGAGGACGGCGAGCTCCTGGTAGAGGACGACGATTACAAGCTGGGCCAGTATGGGATCCTGCATCGCATCGGCCGCGACTGGTCGGTCGGGATTCAGAATATCGAGATCGGCTACAGTCACGGCTATGACATCGACGCCGGTTTGCTGCCGGCCATCATCACCGACATAGCCATCCAGGCGGCCTCGCGGACCTACCAGGCCGGGCTCAAGAGCGCAGAGATGGACGGCGTGCCGGGCGTGGCCAGCTACGGCCTGGGCGACTACAACATCTCGTTTTCGTCCGAGCACGGCGGCGGCGTTGGCGAGGGTGTGATGGGCGCCAGCGCGTCGCGGTTGTTGCTGCTGAGCGAGAAAGATTTCCTGTACCCCTACAGGATCAAACAATGAAGGTCTTTCAGTCGCTGCTCAACAACACGTTCACCGTCGAACGCCGCGACCGGATCTCGGATGGCCAGGGTGGCTGGGCCATCGTCTTGAGCGAGCTCAGCACAGTGGAGGGCCGGATCAGGCCGGCCACGACGGCCGAACGCGAGATCGCGGCCACTGAGGAGCGGCAGATCACCCACGTCCTCTATGTCGAGGCGCCGGGCGATATCGCCCGCGGCGACCAGGTGACCTGTGGCGACCTGGTCGTGGAGGTGATGGGGGTCCGCGAGCCGTCGCTCGCCGGCCGCCACCTGGAGATCGATTGCCTGGAGCGCCAGCACGAGCTGGTAGAGGAGTATGGCTCATGAGCGCTGATGTATCCATCAGCTGGCCCAAATGGAGCCCGGATAAGGTCCGTGAAATGGTTCTGGCGCAGGTGGGAGAGAACATGGAGGTCGCCTGCAAGTGGGCGGAGGGCGACGCGCGGCGCCGGCTGCTGTCGATCCAGGATCCAAAGAAGGGCGCCAAGTACCGGGCCGGCGTGGTCGCCCGCCGGCTGACCTACGTGGTGCGCCGTGAGGGTAAAACCCTCGTCGGTTACATCGGGATCAGCAAAGGCACCCGGCCGGTCAAGGGCGCACAGCATATCGGCATGTGGATCGAGCTGGGATCCAGGACGGCGCCGGCGCAACCGTACCTGCGGCCGGCGGTATTCAACAACGCACGTACCATCGTGCGACTGGTGGCCGGGCTATGAGTGTACTGACGGCGGCGATCTACAACGTGCTGGCGAGCGACGCGGCGCTGGCAGCGCTCCTGTCGGACTATGGCGGGCAGCCGGCCGTGTTCACCACCGACCCGGTCCCGGGCGACGCGCCGCTGCCTTACGTGATGACGGCCGGCGAGGCGGTCCAGGCGCCGTGGGACACCAAGACGACCCGCGGCCGGGACCTCTGGCGCGATATCCACTGCTACACGGCCGCGTCGGGGAGTGCGGTGAATGTCGAGGCGATCGCTGAGCGGGTGCGAGCTCTGTTGCACCGGCAGGCGATGGCGATCGACGGGTTCACCTGGGTTTTGTGTGAGTGCTCGGGGCCGATCGTGGCTGACGAGCAGGATGTCTATGGCAGGGTTCTAACTGCCAAGTTTATCATTCAGGAGGTATAAGGAAATGAACGGAACCGATGTACTGCTGTACGTCAACACGGGGACGCCGGCGGCGCCCGTCTACGAGGAGGTCGGCTCTCAGCGCGATGTCACGTTCGACGAGACCAACGCCGAGATCGACATGAGCTCGAAGGACGGCCGGGCGTTCCGCGGCGAGCCGGGCCGCTACAAGGCGACCCTGTCGCTGGACGCGCTCTATGTCCCGGACGATGACGCCTACCTGGCGCTGCGAGCGGCGCTGCGGCAGGGCAACCTGATTCTGGTAGAGCGGCTGGAGGTGGACGGCGTTGACGAGATCGCCAACGCTTTCATCACCTCGCTCAGCGAGAAAGCGCCCGATCAGGACGCGGCGACCATCTCGATCGGCATGACGATCGATGGTGAGTGGACTGCGGTTGGTACGTAGCGATGCTAGGAGCACGCAACGAAGCCATCATTGAGGCCAATGGCCGCGAGCACCGGTTGCTTTTCACCAATCGGGCTCTGGCGGAGGCTGAGCGGACCACCAGCAAATCCATCGTGGCGCTGCTGCAAGGATTCAGCGATGGCGCTTGCGGGATCAACGAGTTGGGTCATGTCATGCGGGCCGGCCTGGAAGCCGCGCGGCGTGACGGCCGCGAAGGCGGAAAAATCCGCACGCTGAATGAGGCATTCGAGATCCTGGATGAGGCCGGGTTCGTGCCAGTGCTGCAGGCGGTGATCGAATCAGTATCAGCCGTGCTGGGCTATGATGCTGATGACGAGGATGGCGATGACGAGGATGGCGATAGTGACCCAAACGCCTAGACCAGGAGCCGTTCACGTTCGAACGGTTCCTGGGATTGGCACTCAAAGCGGGCCTATCGGCAGCCGAATTTTGGGAGCTCACGCCGCTCGAAACGCGATCGGCAATTCGATCCACCTTGTGGCGGATAAAGCAGGATATCCAGCGGGAGCACATCCACGCGCTCACCCTGGCGTGGTGGAATAATGCGCTGGCGCGCACCAAGCGGCTGCCGAATCTGGAGAGCCTGCTGAAAAAGGTGGAGCCGAGTCAGGCGTCCAAGCTGCCGTTGGAGGAGCGGGCGAAAGAGTTTGAGGAACTGAAACGGAGAAGGCGATATGGCCGAATCGACACTGGGCACAGCCCAGATCGCGATCCGGGCGGTAACCGATAAGCTCGACAGCGACCTGAGCGGGGCCCGCAAGATGGTCACCGGCGTCCTGGAGGACATCAAGAAGCCGGTCATGATCGGCTTTGGCGCGGTCACCGGCGCGATCGCCGCGGTCGGGGTTGGCCTGACCGCGTACATTGGCCACGCGACGATGGCTGCCTCCCGCACGTCCGAGATGCGCGCCGTCTTGAACCTGTTGGGAGAGCGCGCCGGCTGGTCGGCCGATCAGATCGAGAACAATGTCAAGTCGATGCGCGATCTCGGGATCCGGACCGACGTCGCTCAGGATATCCTCTCCCAGTTTGCACGCAACCAGCTGGACGCGGCCGATGCGACGATGGCCGCGCGGGTGGCCCAGGACCTGGCGGTCCTGTCGGGTCGCGACAGCTCGGAGGTCCTGTCTGAGCTCAACTATGCCGTCCAGACCCAGAACAGCAGCCTGCAGGTGTTCCGCGATCTCGGGATCCAGGCCGGCGACGCGCTCAAAACCTATGCTGACAGTGTCGGTAAGACGACCGACGAGCTCAGCAAGGCGGAGCGGATGCAGGCGATGCTGAACGCGGTTCAGGAGCGCGGCCTCGATATCGCCGGGGTCTATGAGACAGCGATGGAAGAGCCGGGCAAGGCGATGCGATCGCTGGGTCGGCATTTCTACGAGGCGAGCCTGTCGGTGGGTCAGCACTTTCTCCCGGTCTTGGGAAAGGGGGTCGATTTTGTAACCGATTTCATCAAAGAGATCCGGGGTCTACTGGAAGAAGGGGCGCCACTGGGCGATCTGTTCGAGGCGTTGGGTGGGTTGGCCGGGTTCGCGGCCGAAAAGCTGTTCGGCTTGGCCAGCGACGGCATGGGCGGGTTGGCGGAGAAGATCGGGCCGGCCATCGAAAAGGTGACCGAGATCGTCACTCTGATCACCGACCTCTGGTTCCTGGTCGACAAGGGGTGGCTGGATCCACTGGATGCGCTCAAGTTCGGGCTGACCGAGGTGTTCGGCGCCGAAGTGGCTGACAAGGTGATGGATATCATCACCAAAATCCAGGAATTCATCACCACTGTTGAGGAAATACTGGAACCAATCACCAGCTGGATCAAAGAGAATGTCGAGCTCAACGACGTATTGGCTGCGACCGCTATCGTGGTTGGCGCCGTCTTGATCCCGATCGTGTGGGGTCTGATGCTGCCATTCATAAAGGTGATCGCCATCATCGCGATCTTGGCGGTGGTCATTGCAGGGCTGCGCAAGATCTGGGAAGAGGACTTTGGCGGCATCAGAACGGCTCTGACTGCGTTCTGGGAGAACACAGTCAAACCGACTTTCGAGATATTGCGTGAATGGCTGGCGACAAACATTCCAATCGCCATCGAAAAGCTGAAGAATTTCTGGGAGAATGTCCTACTGCCGGCGATCCAGGACGTCTGGGCGTGGATTCAGGACACCCTATTCCCGCTGTTCGAGATATTGCGTGAATGGCTGGCGACAAACATTCCAATCGCCATCGAAAAGCTGAAAGATTTTTGGGATAACGTACTGCTGCCGGCAATCCAGGATGTCTGGGCGTTCATCCAGAACGACCTGGTGCCGCTGTTCGAGGCGCTGTGGGAGCTCTTGCAGGTCGCGGGTGGGATTGCGATCACTGCGCTGCAGGGGTTGTGGGAGAATGTCCTACAACCGGCGCTGAAGGCGATTTGGGAGTTCATCAAGGACAACATCCTGCCGATATTCGAGGAGCTCTGGGCGTTCATCCAGAAACACCTGGAGCCACGACTGGCTGGCCTGGCTGGCGTTTTTGATGATATCTCCGGGGCTGTTCAGAAGGTGATCGGGTGGATCAAGGATTTCACGGAGAAATTGAGAAACATCAAGCTGCCCGACTGGCTGAAACCGGGCAGCCCGGCGCCGATCGAGCTCACCTTTCACGGCATGGCGGCTGGGCTCAGGGACATCAACGCGCAATTCGGCCGGTTCGCCCTCGGTCTAGACGTTATTTCGCCGGCCACGAGCCAGGATTTCAGCCGGTCCATGGATGTGACGATCTATACACAACAGAGCACAGGGTCGATCTACAGAGATTTGGCCCTCGTGGAGGCCATGCTATGACCTGGAAGATAGTCAGGCCGGGGGCGGCGACAAACTGGATTCTCAACCCGTCGGCAGAGACGACCGGCAATTTTGCGGTCGCCGTTGGCGGCGCTGTGACACGAGTGCTCGGGGCCGGCTGCTATGGCGATTACGGCTACCAGATCGTGCCGGCCGGGGTGGATCGGGGTATTCAGCTGACGGCCGCCACGCCAGCCAGTCCGACGCAGATCTATTTCGCAGCGCGTGGTGTGACGGGGACATTGACTGTGGCCGCCACGGCTACGGAGACGGCAGTACCAGTGCAGAACCTTGGCGGCGGTTGGGTGCTCTATCAGGCCGTCGACGTCGGGTTTGCCGGTACGACCGTGCGCGTCCTCAACAGCGTCAACGAGACCTGGTACATTGACGGCGTCGTCTACTGCGCAACGGGGGAGCTGCAGACCTACATCGACGGCGACCAGGCAGGCTGTTCGTGGCTCGGCATTCCGCACGCCAGCGCGTCCTACCGCCCGGCGACGGTGCGGGCCGGCGGCGCCATCCTTGATTTCGAGGACGATCTCTACTTTCGCATCGTCAACACGCCCGGCGACACGACCAGCGTCGTCAATATCATCTCGGGTCGGCCATTTCGGGCCGGCGGGAGCAACGACATGACCATGATCACGCCACGAGTGATGATCCTCCTGGGCTGGCTGACGGCCGCAACCCTCCCCATGCTGCACACACGCTGGACGGGGATCGATGACATTCTGCGGCCGGACGCGGTGCCGCTGGCGGCCGATGGACGGCCGCAGCCGGTGACGCTGCAATACTGGGGCGCGGAGCGCGTGCTGCAGTTGCGGGCGCACTATCGGCAGGGACTAGAACAGCATCAAAACGAGGGTGACGGGTTCAAGATCAAAGTCCCGCTGCAGTTCGATGTGACCGACCCGTACTGGACGGAGGTGATCGAGACGGCGCACGAGGTGGACACGTCGGAGACGATGACGGCGCATCTGGTATTTGGTCGGCAAGGCGGAGAATGGACCGACATGGGGCCGCCGGCGGGGGGAGGCAACGGCGGGTTTCCGGGCGACATTCTCGAAACGGGCCAATTTGTCTATATTGGCGGGCACACGGCGCTGAATGCGGATGCTGATCAGGCAAGTCTGGCGCGATATGACAAGCTGGCCGGGACGTGGGCCGGCATAGGCACGCCCAACAATGATGTCTATCGCATCATTCAGGGTCCAGATGGGGCGATTTACATCGGAGGCGCTTTCACTACTGTTGACGGGGG